AACGTTAATTTTGTATTACCGTTAACTCCGGGTGATGTGGCCCCCACCAGCAAGCGACCGCTGGAGTCGATACGGGCGCGTTCTATTGCGTTAGTGCCGAATGCAAGTGGTGTATTTGAAGTCACCCAAACATAACTTGCGTTGGTCGCCGAAAGAACTTCAATACTTGATGTTGGGCTAGAAAGACGAACCGCTGGCGCAGAAGACCCATTAATTTGCAACCCTGTTGAACCTGCTACGAAACTTGGCGAACTCGTACCAATACCTACGTTACCAGAGCTGTCAACACGAACTCGCTCAGTTCCGCCTGTTGTAACACCAACAGTATCAGCAGCAGGAAACAAAACACCAGTGTTCGTATCACCTGAAGTAGTGATTGCAGGAGCAGAAGCACTGCCACCAGTTACGGTAAGGACACCGCCAACAGTAACAGGGTCACTAGCAGCGCCAGTCTGAAAGTCTTTCAACTGAGCCATCAATGCGCGAATTGCGTTATTTATACCGCTAGGCGCACAGCCTTCATCAATGTTGATAGAAGCAATGTCTGTGTTTGAGTTTGCGGTACTGCTGTACTCGCTGATTTTGGTTTTTGCCATGATTTTCCTCGTTTAAGGCTGATACTTCAGCGATTCATCAACCAGTTTCTTGAGTGCTTTTTCTTGCACTGATTCCTCTGCATATTTCAAAGCAGAGCCAACGCCAGGCACTCTTGACAATGGAGACTTGTTCACGTTCTGCAATGCTCTGAGCAAAGAACTTGCTGTATTAGATGTGTTGACAGCGCCAGGCACAGTTGTGTAAATATCGACCATCGCATCACGCAATTCTCGAATTTCCTCTGCACCCTTTTTGCCAAAGATGTAATCCAACTTACCGTCAGAATCCAAGTCACGGATGACTTTGTTCATCGCAGCAGCAGATGGAATTGGCCTACCAGCAGCATCACGCTGGATGTTCTTGGTAGCTTGCTCACGAATGTACTCAAGAGTTTGACCTTGAAGTTCTTTCCATGCTTGCTGACCTTCTTCACCACCTTTTTTGAGCAACACAGCGATGTTGCGGGTGTCGTCAAAACTTCCCTTCAAGATTGAGTGTTCAAACACATCCTCAAAGGCAACAGCGCGATCGGTAGTGCCAGGCTTGTTACGCAACAACTTGTCAACAGCAGCAGCGTTCTCAAACTGTCGTGCATATTGCACACGCTTTTGACGGGCTTCTTTGTAAAGATCACCGCCAGCGCCTTCTGTTGCTTGGTTAATCAAGTTCTTCAATTCTTTGCCTTGCACAGAATTTGGTGTGCCTTCTTGAGCATTTCTGTTGATGAACTGATAAACATCCTCAAGCGCATCAATCGTCACAGCGCCAGTGCCTTGTGGGTCATTCTTGCGCAACTGATCTTCAACCGCGCCAAGAATAGGAGCCAACTTTTCTTTGACTGTTGGGCCTTGTTCGTTGATGTATGTCAGCAAACCATCGTAAGGAACTAGAGCCTTTGTTTCGCCAGAAGCGCGAGCCTTTTCGTATGCTGCGTTAACTTCGCCCATTGCAGCTTTTGCTTGTTTAACCAAGGCAGCATCAACAATCTTGCCAACAGGTCGCAAATTGCCTGACATTTCAGCGCCAGTTGCAGTTGTGTAAGCATCAAAGTTGCTGAGAATCTTCTGATTCGTGTCAATCTGACGCTGAATCAAAGGCTTGCCAACACCTTCAGGATATGTCTTCATTGTCTCAGCTTCAAAGCCTTGAACGCCTGGTGCGCGTGTCGCTTGACCTTTTGTCAGATCAACAGGCACACGCAAACCTTGTGCGCGTGTCTGACGCTCCAACGCTTTAGCAGTATCAGCAGCTCCCATGCCAATCATTGTTGGAGCAGGCTCTTGACCCTTGATTGCGCCAATCACATCAGACAACATTACAGGAGCTTTTGCGGATTGCGCTGTCACAGCCTCTTGTGCTTGTGTAGCAACACCAGTTGGTCTAGCGCCAACAAATTGAGGCATGAAAGGTGGAATCTTTGCAGTTTCAAAGCCTCTACCAATGCTCTCAAGAACGTTTTGAGCCATTTGTGTTCGTGGCTGATACTGAATATTCTCGGCGACAGAGCGTTGAAACTCAGGGCCACCAGCACCAGATAAATAAACCGCAGGGCCAGAAACAAGGTTAGCAGCAACAGCAGCAGGCGTCTCAACGATTCCACGAATAATGTCAGCCATTGACATTTCTGGCTCTGCCTTAGATGTTGATACTTGACCTGGAATTTGTGTTACATCAGGCGCAATAGCTTTAGCCACACGCTTCAAGTCAATAACTTCCTTGCCTGCAAAGTCTTGTGAAGCTCTTGCAATCACATCATCTTGAGTCGCAGAATCAGGCGCATTTTTGTAAATGTGCGAAGTTCCATCAGCGAATTTAACTGTAATGTCAGCCATTTACCACCCCGATGATGTTACGCCACCAGTTTGACCGCCAATGAACTTAGCGCCTGGGCCAGCTTGCAACTTCATTGCCTTTATAGCCATGTCACGCGCATCTTGCTTCTGTTCCACGACTGTTTCAGAATCGCCAGGAGCAGGGAAATAGTTTTTCTCTGCCGTTGCAAATTCAGTTGGCGAGATAGAAGCGCCAGATTCTTTACGCAGAACAGCAGTAATGAAGTTGACACGGGCTTGCACAGTCTTTTGCTGATCTTCATTTAGACCACCTAGAACTGTTGGCAATGTGTTGAAAATGTTGTCAGAACCACGCGCTAGAGCTTCACCAATCAAAGGAGTTGCTCCGAGTGTTCCGCTTACGCCTGATCGAATCAAGCCAGTATTTTTCAGACCAGATGCTTCAAGTGGCTTCAAAATGGCATCTGCTTGAGCCATACGCATACCGTAAGCAACAGCGTTACCTTGGCTTTCTGTAAGTTTTCCAGCATCTTTACCCATAACTGGCTTACCACCAGCCATAACAGGAGAAATTGCGCCTGTTCTTGGGTTGAACTGCATAATGCCTTGATCTGTCTCAATAGTCTGCATAGAAACAGGGCCAGATGGAGCCGCGCCTTTAGCCATGCGACCAACTTCTTTGCCGCTTGCATCCAAAGCAACAACCACATTTCCAAGGTCTTGATATGTCAGTTTTCCTTGACCAGCAACAGCAACAGGAGCGCCACCCAAAGGTGAAATCTCATACAGTTGTCCGTTTACCTCTTTGTACTCAGGCTTATATTTGGCATAAGTCTCAGGAGAAACCAAAGCCAAACGAGCCAAAGCATCACGGTTAATCGTTGATGGGCCTTGCTGAGTAGGAATTGCGCCAGTTTGGAAATACTGACCAATTTGTTCAGGAGCGCCAGACCAATTCTGCTCAACAGCACCAGGCTGAATGAGATTAGGCAAGAATCGGCGAACTGCCTCTGCTTCTTGCTGTTTACGCATCAACTCTTGAACTTGCATACCAGCCATCTTCTCTTGAAGACCTTGGTTCAATGCCTGTTTATACATTTGCTGACCAGCCTGTAAGCCTTCAGCAATAGCCAAAGCTCCACCAGTAGGAGTGCGACTAGGTGCGCCAGCCTTCAGCAAAGCAGCAGCCATGCCGAGATTTGATTGGCTTTGTGCCTGTTCTTGCAATCGGCGCAGCTCATCAGAGCCAAGCAGACCGCTTAGATAAGCAGGCGTTTCACCATAAATGTCAAGAAGTGCCATTTTTAGAACTCCAAGTTCTCGTAGCCACCAGTATTAGCTGGTGCAGTTGCTGAAGTCCAAGCATCAGACAACCAGTTATAGGCTTGTTTTGCATAAGGAGCAGCCTGATTAGCAAATTGCAAACCTAACAAACCTGTACCCAATGCAGTCGCAGTTGGGTTGGTGAAATAAGGTGTCTGAGATGTCGAAACCTTACCCATTGGCTGACCGTAGACAGCTGACAGATAGTTAGTCAAAGCCTGTTGTGGGAATTGTTGCTGAGTTTGTCCAACAGAGAACAATTTACCAATATCTGTGTAATCTTGCTCTGCAAACGATGGAGCAGCACCAGCCGCAGCCAATTGACGCTGACGCTCATTAGCGTAATTCTGATATGCCAACTGTCCAGCAGTACCAGTAAGAGCCTTGGCAAATGTGTTTGCATTGCCACCGAACAGGTTTTGAGTCGCTGCATTTACGCCATAGCGACCAGCCTTAGACGCAGCAGATGAAATGTCACCAATGCCTTTTTGGAAAGCCTGTTGAGCAGCTTCAGCAGCAGGAGCAAAAGCACCTTGGAAAAATGGCGTACCGCTTAGATATTCGCCACCAACGGTTTGTGCGATTTGACCTTGTGCAGCGCCAAGCAAAGGACTTCCAGCCAATGCACGAGTGCGCATTGCGTCAAGTGCTTGCTGTGTGATTGCGTTTGGAGCAGCGTTTGCTTTGTAGAGATTTTGAGCCTCTTGCAGCGCGTAGGACAAATACGGCTGAATAGCAGGGTCAATCTGCGTTGTCTGTGTGGATGTTGTGGTTTCGACTGCCATAAAAGCACCTTTCTTTTCAAAGGACTCCGTAGCGGGTCATCCACGAAGTCATTATATACATTTATCCGACTATCACATAGTCGTAAGTCTTGTTTGACGTTGAGTTGGCAAAATGCGTCAAAGTTGCAGAGCCTTTGGTTTTTGCGCTCACATAGACGTTTGACGTAGACGATGGGGCAACATATTGAACAGTAGCAATAATTGATGCCGCAGCAGGTCTTGTTGGGCTTGTGGCCGTAGGCAATGAGATCATTGAAACCTGAGTGCTTGAGGCTTGCCACATCAATTGAATGTAGTCACCAGCGTTAAGCTCAATAAAGTAGTTCCACGCTGGCAAGATATGTCCATCAACGCCACCATGACTGTTTGGAATTGAAATCTGACCTTTAGACAAAGCAACATTCGTACCGTTTTTTGCCAGCCAAATGTCAACATCGTGAATTTGCGTGTCTGTGTTTGCGAACTGACCGCTAAACTGAATGTTATAAATCCCGTAATTTGCTACCGTAATCCGAGAATTGCTAGCAATACTGACTCCGTTTGAGTAGTCAGTAGTGTTAAACGTCATCGGATACGCTGTCGTAGTCGATGCAATCGTCTGCGTTGTGGTGTCTTGAAAAGACCCATACGGTGACGAATCAGCATAAGCGGCAGCAGACGCAGGGATTAGCAAAATCTTTGAGTCAGCGCCAATCCGAGAATCCGTGATTGTCGTTGTTAATGCTCCACCTGTTGCCAATGTCACAGAGCCGTGGTTATTCGTCTTTCCGTTCATTATTCCATTGACGATCTCAGCCACAGCGCGTTGGTCGCCACCGAAAGTCGGTAACAGACGAAACATCAGCGCACCCCGCTTCCAACAATGTCAATATCCACAGCAACAGCCGATTTCCAGCGGTCGCCAGTTGGATTGACTTGGATTCGATGGTACTTTCCAGAGCCTCTCAAAGACACTCTGTTATCAGTCGTAGCAGCCACAGGAGTGCTAAAAGTCACGTTTTCGCTCAACAATCGGCGTGATGCAACAGCCACAGTCGCAGAGCCTTGATCGACTTGCGGCCTAGCCAAAGTTACCAAAGACTGCCCACCAGCCTCAATGTCGCCTGTCTCAATTCGAGCTGTCATTGGTGTGCCTGTGTAGGTCATAACCTTTGTGCCGTAAGTTCCACCTAAGAAATACTTACCGCCAGCAAACAAGATTGAGTCAAGTGGAGTTTGCAAAGCGTCAATTGAGGCGCTCAGAGAATCGAGTTCTTCTAACGTAGATGAGGCAGTAGAAGCATCAGAAATGTAGTCTGTTCCTGCGTCTGTGTAAGTCCACTTCTTAGTCGTGAAGTTGTAGACGATCAATTTGCGGCTTCCATCTTTACTCTTGTAGTTCCACAAAACCAGCTTTCGAACTGGGTCAACGGCTGCTGACATAGTTGAATAGTCTGCTTCGCTTACGTCATCTAAGAACCAGCGATCAACCTTTTCTGAGCCGATTGAGATAACTTGCTGACCATCGCACACATAGAAACCATCGTCAGACAAGAAGAACGTCAAGCCTTGCAGTTGAGCAATAGAGCCTGAAACCATACAACCTTTGTTTCGACTGATATTGTCAAACTGGAAAATGAATGGCGTACCAACGTAGCTCATACGGTGGATGCTTCGCTCCAACAATACAAGCCCGAACTCGCCACCACGGATGCCCATGATCTGACCGCCATCAGGTATTTCTTGGCTGTCTGACTGAGTTGTTACGCTTGCAGTCCAATCTGTCTCGTCATTTAAGGCAGACCATTGAACCTTGTATTGGTTTTGAACACCACCTGAATAAGTATTCGCACACACCACAAAGTCACGAACCACCGTGATGTATTTAGCAACAGGCGCAGATGCAGACAAATCAGCAAATGCAGTTGATGAGCCTAAAACCCAAGATTGCAACTTCTCAGAGTTGTTCGTGCAGATAACTCTGTCACCAAATTGAGTGAAGCGGAAACGCTCAGTCGCGGCAGTTGTATATCCTGAGTTTTCCTCAGTCAAAGCACCAACGCCTGAAACTGTGTAAATCTTTGTACGACCAGCGGCAAACAGCTTAGTCACGCCATCAGGCTGTTTACTAGCAAAAAGGCTTGTCAGACTTTCACCAGCAGCCTCAGAAAACTCAACAGGTTGAGGAAATGGGCCATAGCCAAAAGCCTGAGAAACGCAGTTCTTAGCGTCTGTCAAAGCGCCAGTGATACCAGGCTGATCTGGCATCCATTCACCGAATTGGATTCTTTGGGTTGGCATACTATCCCTGTCTTAACCATGTGTTTGAACTGGCTGATTGTGTTGTCCATGTGTTTGTCGAGACAGACGAATCAGACCATTCATTTGAATTTGCGCTCACCTGTGTCCAAGTGTTCTCGTTTTGCGATACATCAGTCCAAGTGTTTGAAGTATCGGCAATGTCAGACCAATTATCGCCCAGACGATTCCCACTGCAAACAACAATAGCATCGCAGGATATATTGCCAGAGAAGTCAAAAACCGCATAAGCGTTAGCCTCACAAGTTGCCTCGCACTCAATACTCGCCACCCCATCAGCGGTAATACCACCAAGAGCAGAAACATCGGCAGAGCATGAAACTGAGGCATCAGCTTGACGCACTCGGATTGAGTCAGCAGTTACCGTAGCGGCAGATGTTACAGACGCAATACCATCTAGGATTAGTCCACCCATTGCTTCGACTGTTGCCGAGCAAGAAATGTCAGCAGAAGCGATAGCGATACGCTGACCAGCCGCAGAAACGCTCGCAGAAGCGGTTATATCTGCATTGCCAATAGCAACCCTAGTAGCGTCACAAGAAACGCTTGCAGATGCGTTTATAGATGCGTCACCAAAAGCGACTCTGATTGCCTCGCATGAGACAGTAGCAGAGCAAGTAACTGCACCAGCGCCAGCAAATGTGACGCTTGAATTAGCTGATACGTCAGCAGTCGCATTGACTGAGCCGTAAGCATCCCACAGAGTAACAGACGTTGTGTATAACTCGCTGTCAAGAGACAGGGTTAAGTCGTCAAGACTAGCCTTGAGATTATCTAGGCTGTCAATTGTCCACGGTGGGAGCAGGTCAGCCATATCACGCCAATGTCACGCTCAATGAACCAGAGGCAATGCGGAAAACGTCACCAGTGGCGATTGTTTTAGAAGCATCCAAAGCTGTGTGGTACAGCAAGTTTCCAGCGGTAGACGCATCACGGATGCCAACGTGGGTAACAGTACCCCAAGAGCCGCCAGCTTGAGGAAACTCAATGGCTGCGCTGTTTGTTGTCACACCATTAGAAGGCGCACCGAAAGTGATCGACTGACGGGCGTAAGAAGTGCCAGAGACTTCTGTACCTGAGTCTGCATCAGTTGGGTCGCTTGTGTAGAGCGCCAAATAAACAGTGGTTGGAGTTGTGTAGCTCGTATTACGCAGCGTGGCGTTAATCAGAGCGTTCTCAAGATAGTTTGACATTTCAGCCATGATTTACCTCGTTGCTGTTGACATTGAAAGTGGAACACCCGAATACTGAGCTGATTCGTCAGACTTAGTAAGGGTTGCGATTGCGCGGTCATACATAGAACCCCATGTATTGACCCGCTGATCGTTCATTAAATAAGGTTCTGCTTCAATCAAAGAAGCATAAAGCAAAGCGTCAGGCGCGTTAGCGATAAACGCATTGCTTGAATTTGTGTCGCTCAAGAACTCAGGAGCAGCGTAATACAGCATTTTTACTGTGTAGGCTGAATCTGGCACAGGAGCAAACTGAAACTCAGACGCTAAGATCGTGTAATCCAGCGGCTTACCGCTTTCTGTCACACGCGCATTGCGGCTGAAAATAGAAGGGCTTGAGTAAGTCAACGGTTGAACTGGATTCGTTGAAAGAATCAAATCACGAATCTCAATGAAGTCTGAAGGCAAAGCAACAGTCGATGTGCCTGCAACAGTCGCAGTCGTCACAGATTTTAGCATTTGGCGAATACGCAATTCACGGCGCAGACGCAACTCAGCAAAACGGATGAAATCAGAGATTTGATCTGTCAGGTCTGTACGAGCCAAATAGTTGGCCACCGCAGTTTTCAATTCAGAGTAAGTCGCTATGCTCATACATCATCCCAACCATATTCATAGGTTCCAATGTGGCGAATGTGCTTCGATAGATCATGGTCTACAACAGTCTTGAAACCAGAATCAAACGCTTTTGCACAAAAATAAATGTCTTCGCCTATTGTCCCACCTTTGTCGGTCTGTTCAAACCAAAACCAAGGTTTTTGTGTTTTTTGGAAAACTTCTTTTCGGATAAGAACCATCCCAAAACCAACACCCATAACTTGCTCAAGACCTGTTTTGTCCTTGCTCGTAACCTTGACCAAATCATTGTTTTCTTGGTCAATGTCCAAAGCAGTAGGCAAACAAGGGAAACGGCGAGTGGTCGCATTAACGCCAACAATCGGTAACTTACGAGACAAGAGAATCTGAAGCGCATCCTTTGGAAAACGCATATCAGAGTCAATCCAAAGGATAGCGTCAGCACCATCCTTGAGAGCTTGTTCGGCAAGTCGTTCACGCTGATTGAAGATCAAAGTGCCAGGCACTTGATAGATCATCAACGAACCGCCTTTAGCGCATCGAGTAACACCCTCATACGCGCACAGCTTCGCCAAGTCAAACGCAAACCCTGTCATAACTGTGTCACGGCAGGGAACGCAGATAGCTACCTTCATAGTTGTCCTGGTCTTGTTCTAAAGAACCGATTATCAGGGTCATTTAAGAAGGCGCGAAACCTTTTTTCATCCATCACAGCAAAACCGCGCATTATTCCCTTTTTGTTTAGGTCATCAATAACCGCATTAGGAATACTTGCTACCTTTGTCCATTCACCCCACTTAGCTTTCTCATCAATGGCGTTAAATTGAGCTTTGTTGCTCTCAATAATCCCAGAAATGTCCTGCTTAGTTTCGATGAAATACTTTCCATCGAGATCGTGGAAATTGGTTGTTTTACCGTCTTGTGATGATATGTGGCGCATAAGAAAAGGGGGGTGATTAGCCCCCCAATGTTATCAAGAAGTAGACAAGTCAGCGGCGATGCCGTGAGCTGCTTCGTTACGCATTTCGAGCGTCAACTCAGCCAAGATCTGAGTCTTCTCACTGTCGCCAGCCTTAGCCAATTCGTTGGTTTGGAATGGGCGCAGGTAAGCCACTGCTGCGTATTCTGGGTCAAGCACCAGAGCGTCACGAGTGCGCATGAAGCGTGAAGGAACAACGCTTACAGTACCGAAATCGCTCATGTAAACGTCAGCAGCGCCAATGATGGTTGTTGGGCCATCAGAAGGAGCCATGAAGCGTTGTGCAGCGATACCAGCGAAAGCCGACACAGCTTGCTTTTGGAATGGGCCAACCATCAAAATCTTGGGATTGCCACCAGAGCTGTAAACCTTCTGAATCACATCCTTCAAGATGGTTTCAGTGAAAGCGCGTTGAGTGCCATCAGTACGGGTAGAAGTACCAGCAGTTGTTGGGTCAACACCAGCAGTAGTGCCAGAAGACTTGTTTGTGTTGGTCTTGATCCAAGACAACATTGCGCCCAAAGTGCGAGCAGTAGACGAATCACCAGCCGACTTGCCTTGGTTGGCAGTCAAGATGGTTTCGATATCGCGCTTGAGTTCGGCAGATGCCTTGCTCAATTGGTAAGCCTTTTCGCTCTTACGACCAGCTTTGTCCACAGACTCCAAAGTGCCAGAGATTTTGATGGTCTTTTGAACGATCTGAGTGTAGTTACCCAAGCGAGTTGTGGGTGACATGGTAGCGTCAGAAGCGTCAGCGCCTTCAACAGCAGCGTTGGCAGTTGTAGCGGCAGCCAAGCTGTCAGTTTGCCACTCGTGGTAAACAGCAGTAGCTTTAGCACGAGCCAAAGTGTTCAACAATGGGGTGTCGGTGGGGCTGATGTCATAGATAACATCTGACAGGTCTTCGCGGTTGCCAATAGATTGGTAGGTTTGATATGTAGCCATTTTTAACTCCGATTACAAGAATTTTTCAAATACTCGCGCTGCGTCACGAACATTGCCCGTTTTCTTCAGCTGCGAGTGCAGTTTTTTGTTCTGCTCTGATTCTGCGTTTCGTGGCGCTGATGTACCCGCTTTCATCATCTTCGGAGCTGCTTCCACTTTCTTAGTGATTGAAGGCTTATTGCTCTGAAGTTTCGCGTACTTCATGCCATGATACAGACTCAAAACAGCGCGAGAATCATATAGTCCTGCAAGCTCTTGGTCACTCCAACCGATAGACTTGGCGTATTCCCGAATATCCTTGCGGATTTGGTCGCCTGTCTTTGGGTCTCCGTAACCAGGGATGGCTGAAGTCAATTTCTGACTTTCTTCAGCGAGATGGCTTTGCAGACGCTCAGATTGCTCGGCTTGTTGCTGTTGTGCAATGCGTTGCTGTTCTTGTTGCAGGACTGCTAACTGCTTCTCTCGTTGTGCCTGTTCAGCGACCTTCACGGCATAGCCAATCGGGTCGGTTTCCTTTAGAGCTTCAAGATTTTCACCCTTGTTCTGTTGCTGGAGAAATTGCTCCATCATTTGCAGACGTTGGGCGTACTGATCTCTTAATTTGTTGGCTTCCTGAATTTTCGCTCGTTCGGCTTCCACCGCTTTGCGTTCTTCAGCAAGTTTCTGGGTTTTCTTGGTGTAATCCGCGCCTAATTGGTAGCCCTCAATAAGCTCAGTCTCAGTTACTTCACGATCTTCACCAGCAGCTTTAATGCGGAAAGTTCGTTTAGGCTGTTCTTCAGCTTCTTCAGAATCTACCAACTCTGACTCAGATTCCTCAACATATTCCTCGGCTGCTTCTTCAGGTTCAGGTTGGCTGTTACCAGCGCCCTCTGCTGCATCCATCATGCCTAGAAATGCTGCTGCGGCTGTGTCCACCGTCAGCGGCCCACTACCTTGCGGTGTCGTGTTTTCGCTCATTTGATTCCCAAATTGTCAGTCTATTCCGTAGACCACGGGTAACTTACGTTACAGAATCTTCCATCGCTTTTTGATGATCTCGCTTGTAGCGGCAATCGACTCAAAATGCGTTATGACTGATTGTAATGCGTTTATCTTCAAATATGCAATCTCTCGTTCTTCAACTTCATGTGGCTGAGAATTGACAATCTTTTGCAATTCAGAATCCTTCATTGATTCGATTTCGCCCATGAAAAACTCATCACGAAGAAGATTTTTAGCACGTTCAAAGTTTTGCATTTAATTACCAATCAAATACTGAATTTACAAAATCTTTTGCTCCACCAACAACATCAGACGCAAGATTTGTTACTGGCTCAATGATAGGAGCTGCTGCCGCACCTAATTGTGCGCCAATAACACCGCCAATAGGCCCACCATAAGTACGACCAATTGCAGCGCCAGCCATAGAACCAACCATTGCAGCTCTTTGATATTCTTTTTGAGCTTGTGCTTGAGCTTCTGCCTGAGACTTTCCAGCCGCAATTTGCGCTGCGTATGTTTCGTTATAGACCCGTTGAGCCTTGTCAGCAGCAGATTCATACTCCATTTTCAGAGCATCAAAATCAAACTCGCTTGGTGTGTATGTCTCAGAAACAGGCTGACCAGTAATGTACTGACCTGCGCCAGTTGGCATGACTTTGGCCTGAATAGGCTCATAGCCAAGGCTCATCTGAGAAAGAATCTCGTCAATTGAGCCTGTTTGTCGTGGTTGGTATTGAGAACCAATGGCAGCCAATACATCCTGAATGGAGTATGCGTTTCCCGTATTTGACGGGGCAAAGATTTCATCAACTGTCATCCTGGAATCTCCACGTTTGACGTAATTCCTGCACCAACCTTCATGGCCTTCAATCTAGCTTCAGCCATAAATTCTTCTTCTTT